ATGCCATACACTACTTCGTTTGAGAAATTCGAATTCTTCTAAAGGCAAGAAATCTAATAATTCTGATTCCTTGTCAGGCATAGTGTATACTTGCCCATATTGCTCAAGAAATTTCGAACAACCCTTAATAGTAAAATTGTGTATATCATCTCTAACAGAACCAATGTTATCATCCCCGTAGGTCATCGCGGCAACACAATCACGGAATCTTAATCGGTCCTCAAATGATCCTGATGGATATTGAGAATAGAAAAAGCAACGTAAATTGAGTGAACCGCAAATACCATTAATGATAACGGTTAATGAATTGCCACTTATATGTGTGCCCTCTGTCAAGCCAATTAAATCACCATTGAAAGCAATGTATGCGAAGACAATGTCTCCCGTCATAGCCTCCATAATGGCAAGATCTTCTTGGTTATAATCACACACACGTGCAAAATCCATGAGAATTCGAAGCGCGGCAAAGATCAATTGTGATGGTAATTTTTGGTCATACTTACCATAATCACCACCAAACAATCTCATTTCACCAAACTTCATAACATGCTCATGAAATTGCTGCCATTCCGGCCCGTGTGAATTAATCCCGACGGCACATTCAGATACTAGTGGATTCATTTGCAAGACACGGAGTAAAGGTAAATAATATTTACGGATAAGATATGTCAATGAAAGAGCGTTGCCATAAAATATACGGCATTTCTCCTTCGCCAATATCTCGTCTTTCTTACAAGCCTTGGCTATAGGGTATCCCCTTTCGCCACGCCGGTAACAATCCTCGACGCGATCAATCTCATCCATTAATACTTTCTCCAGCTCCCTATTGTTAGGCCACTCTTCAGTGGGCTCCAACTCAATCACGTGGTCACGCTTTGGACCCGAAAGAGGAAAGCCAACTGATGTATCTAACTTAATAGCATCCATAAATTTCTTACCAGGAATGCCGCACAAATTTTCACGATCAGTTAAGGGGCGCGCACAGCGCCATAACTCTGATTTAAAAATATCAAGAAGTGGTTCTTTGTAATCCTTAATTGCTAGTTCCAATAAATCATGAGGATACGGATGAGCAGGCACAGCTAAATTAGCTAAACACGTCTGCCAACCATACCAATCGGGGTTCAACTTTGGACCTCGATAGATATTAGGAACACCACACACATCCATTATGTGCGTGCTAATAGGAGTTACTTTAACATCACTTTTTGTTACGGCACGTCCAGGGCATGAGCCATAATATTCGATTTGTGAATTTTCCGGCAAATAATTTAGCGCACTCTTTTTATGAAGAGGTTCACTGCGCAAAACTTGAACACCCAAAACGGTTGTTTCAAATTTTCCAGCTTCTCCAGATAGAACAACCCCTTCCATCTTGCGAAGCTCGGCAAATGCTGTGAATAATTCTTGTTGTGTTAAGCTGCCAAAAACACCAACTGGTGTATCAGCGGTTCCACCTAAATGGACCCCCAATATCACACTACCATTAGTGTCCGATACAAGTGTAGCTCCACACAAACCATCAAACGTATTTATAGTCAAATTCTTATATGCTCCTCCTTTAAATGACTTCCAAGTGCTAACGATACCCGGTACCGTAATACCCTTGGCAACAATCATTTCGCCATCTTTCTTTCTCCATCTCATACGAAATGGAACCGATGGCATTTCTTCAGTGGGAAAGAAGTTTACCAAATTCTTAAATGAACCACCATTTGGAATGTAGCAAACTCTTAAATCTGAATTAGGAATCAAATAAGTATAATTAATATGAATGCGGGCTGCAAACTTTCCTCCAGTTGCATCAGGGTTTTTCTTACGGAAAGTACAATCCAATTGATCACCGAATTCGTTAAAATAATGATCCGGTATCAATATGACATTAGAAGATAACATAAGACCATTTACCATACCATTTCCATCGTCTCTATGTATAGATCCATACAATAAAGCTTTGGTAACGATATTCTCCAAG